AAGGAAGTATACCTAAACATCTCATTGGTGAAACTACAAGGAAACCTGGAGTACCAAACGCACACTCGTCAGTCCTTGTTAAACATAAAAGTGGTGGGTGGTCTCGTGTTGCCTTTAAAGCATATGAAATGGGTGCTGAAAAATTTATGGGGGAGAGTATTGATCTAGTATGGCTAGATGAAGAACCACCTCAAGATATATACTCACAATGTATAACCAGGACATTAGACAAGCAAGGACAAGTCTATATGACATTTACCCCAGAATCAGGTATGACTGAGGTAGTACAGAATTTTACGTCAGAATTAAAGTCTAAACAGGCATTGATTACGGCAGGTTGGGAAGATGCAGACCATCTGACTGACGACATGAAAGAACAGATTTTACAAGCATTACCACCTCATGAGAGAGATATGAGGTCTAAAGGAATACCCATGATAGGTAGTGGTCTGGTATTTCCGATATTAGAGGACAATCTGACCTGTGAACCATTTACTATACCCTCTCATTACCCTCGTATCGCAGGTCTCGATTTTGGCTATGACCACCCTACAGCAGTTGTTTGGGTGGCATGGGATAGAGATGAGGATATCGTGTATGTTTACGACACCTACAAGATGTCAAAACAAACACCTGACTATCATGCAGGGCATATCAATCAAAGACAAGGAAGCCATTACATACCAATAGCTTTTCCTCATGATGGATATCAACACGATAAAGGTAGTGGTGTTACATTAGCTGAACATTACCGACAAGCTAATGTTAATATGCTACCGTTTCACTTTGAGAACCCACCTGCATTAGGTGAGAAGAAAGGTGGTAACAGTGTAGAAGCAGGGATAATGGATATGTTATCTCGCATGGAACAGGGTAAATTTAAGGTATTTAACACCTGTTATGACTGGTTTGAGGAGTATAGGTTATATCATCGTAAAGATGGCAAAATAGTAAAGATTAAGGATGACATCATGTCTGCTACACGATATGCAGTTATGAGTCTAAGACACAGTACAACAGAAACATCTAAGTGGAATAGTAAAGGTAGACTAGGACCAGATGTAGCGATAGTTTAGGAGATAACAATGCCAGGACCATTACTAGGATTAGCAGCTAGAAAAACATTAAAAAAAGCAGCTAAAGAAGTAGGAGAAACATTAGGTGGTATAGGATTAGGTACAGCAGGACTTTTTGGGGCTTCAGAGATTATCGGAAGAGATATGGAAAAAAAAGCTCGTAAAAAATTAATGAAAGAGGGTGGTTCGGCAGCTAGAAAACTAAAACAAAGGTTTAAAAACGCAAAATAATGGCTAACTTAATAGCATCGCCTACTCAAATGGCTTATAAGCTACAAGAACTAGAAGAAAAGTTAGACAAACTACAAAAAGAATTAGACACACTAAAGGCAAAGAATGGCAAAAAAACCAAGAAAACTAACTGAAGACGAATTAGTATCACAGCTAAATTCCGAAATACAAGGAGCTACTGGCTACGCAAATACTGAACTCTCTAACCAAAGAGAAGAGTCTATGAAGTATTATCTTGGTGAGAAGTTTGGAAATGAGATTGATGGTCGTTCTGAAATCGTCACAACTGATGTCAGAGATACAGTCGAATACATTATGCCATCTTTGATGCGTATTTTTACCACACATAACAACACAGCAGAATTCGAGCCACAAGGTCCAGAAGACGTTGAAATGGCACAACAAGCTACTGACTACTGCAACTATGTATTTAACAAGCAAAATAACGGGTTTAAGATCCTTTATGATGCCTTTAAGGATGCACTTATCAGTAAGACTGGAGTAATTAAGCATTTCTGGGAAGAAAAAGAGGAAGTTCATACGGAAACGTATACCAACCTAACTGAGATCGAGTACCAATCAATCCTAGCAAATGACGACTTTGAAGTTATAGAACACACAAAAAATATTAAACAAAAAGCTCAAGTAGATGATATGGGTACATTGATTAGCCCTGAAATAGTTGAGCATGATGTTAAAGCCAAATGTTATAAAGGGTATGGACAAGTCAGAGTTATGGCAGTTCCACCAGAAGAATTTTTAGTTTCACGTAGAGCAGCATCTCTTGAAGATGCAGATTTTGTCTGTCATAGGGTTAAAAAATCTGTAAGTGATTTAATCGCAGAAGGATATGATCCTAAACTAGTAGAAGACATACCAAGTTATGACCAATCAGAAGCAGAGTTAAATGAGGAAAGACTAGCTAGATTTAGCTATGATGATGACTCTGTACCACCATCTGAGGGTAGTGGTCCAAATAAAAAGGTTTGGATTGATGAGTGTTATATGCGTATTGACTATGATAACGATGGAGTTGCAGAACTTAGAAAGATTACTAAGGGTGGAAACTATATCTTAGATAACGAAGAAATCGACATGATTCCTTTTTCTGCTATCTGCCCATTACCTATCCCACATAAATTCTACGGCATGTCTATTGCCGATACAGTCAAAGATATCCAACTAATTAAGTCAACTATTATGCGTAACCTGTTAGATAACATGTATCTAACCAATAATGCACGTTATGCAGTATTAGCAGGACAAGTAGAGTTAGACGATTTATTAACATCAAGACCAGGTGGTATTGTTAGAATGAGAGCACCAGGTGCTGTTACAGCTTTACCTACACCACAAATTCAACCTTATGCGTTCCAAATGGTTCAATACCTAGATGGTATTAGAGAAGAAAGAAGTGGTGTATCTAAAATGACCCAAGGTCTCAATCCTGATGTGTTAAATTCACATGTGACATCAGGTGCGATTTCAGCAGCAACAGAGTCTGCAATGCAAAGAGTTGAGCTTATTGCTCGTATTTTTGCAGAAACAGGTGTTAAAGATTTATTTAGAAACATATACGCACTAGTCCAAAGATACGAAGATAGACAAAAAATGTTCTATCTTAATGGTAAATTTGTACCGATTGATGTATCAAGATGGAAAGATAAACTTAACTGTACTGTCAATGTAGGTATTGGTAGTGGTTCACAACAATCTAAAACACAAACAATGTCTTCTATTATGACTTTACTAGGTACAGTAGTACAAAATGGTGGAATGGGTAGTCTTGTTACACCTAAGAACTTGTATAATGCTATTAGCGAATTTATTGCACAATCAGGATATAAAAATACAGACCAATTTATATCTAATCCTGAAATGATGCCACCACAAGCACCACCAGAACCATCACTAGATGAAAAGGTTGCTGCACAAAAAGCACAAGTAGAATTACAAAAATTACAATTACAAGCTCAAGAACTAGAAATAGATACGCAACTAAAAGCACAAGAACTCAAACTTAAACAAGAAGAAGCTGCGATTGATCTAGCAATTAAGCAACAAGAACTACAGTTGAAAAAATCTCAATTAGAACTCAATGAACAGGAACTAGCACTAGAAGCAGTACAAAACAGACCTGTAGGAATAGGACCAACATAATGGCTTATCCTAAGTTTAAACCTGATTACAAAGGAAAGAGCAGAGTTAAACTTATATCTAAAAAGATTAAGATGCTGAAAAAAGAAGGAAAGCCACAGAAACAAGCAGTTGCTATGGCACTCAATATGTACCCAAAACGTAAGAGGTTGCCACTAGCATGAACGATAAGGATATCAATACAGAATTAGAATTATTAAAAAAAGATGTGCATTTGATTAAAACAAATCATTTAGCACATATTGCATCAGATATAGATGATTTAAAAGACGATATGAAAGATGTTAAAATTGAGGTGTTTAGATTTAAATACGTAGCTTATGGAGCTATTGTTGTTTTTGTCTTAATGAGTGATAAATTTACAGAGATATTGAGGTTATTATAATGTACGGAAAAACTAAGAAAAAAGGAAAGACTAAAAAAAGAGGTAAATGCTGTGGGTGCTAAAACCAAGCATTATTTTAAAACAGGCAAAGAACATAAAGGTGCAGTACACAAAATGCCTAATGGTCAAATACATACAGGCAAAACGCATGGAAAAACTTCTAAACAAGTTGTTCATTTTAAAGACTTATCTGCACGAGCAAAAAAGGTAGCAAAAGCATGAAAATGAAAAAGAAAAAGAAAACATTTCCTGATTTAAACAAAGATGGAAAAGTAACTAAAGCTGATGTTCTTATGGGCAGAGGTGTATTAAGAAAACAAAAGAGTGGCAGATATGGCTAAACTATGTGCTAAAGGTAAAGCTGCTGCCAAAAGAAAGTTTAAAGTTTATCCAAGTGCCTATGCCAACATGTATGCATCAGGTGTTTGTTCTGGTCGTATAAAACCTAAGAAGAAGAAAAATGGCAAAAAAAGGGCTTAGAGAATGGGTAAACGAAAAATGGGTAGATATTGGAGCACCTAAGAAAAAAGGTAAATATCAACCTTGTGGTAGGTCAAAAGGATCAGGTCGTGCTTATCCTAAATGTGTACCACTAGCAAAAGCTAAAAGAATGACGACAGCACAAAAATCATCTGCTGTTGCTAGGAAACGTGCTAAACCTCAAGGAGTAGGTGGTAAACCAACTAATGTCTCGACTTTCAAAAAAAGAAGAAGGAAAGCATAGAAGCGAGTATTACTCTGATAGATATGACCATTACATATCTTTAGGACATCCTAATGGTTTATCTGCCAAGTTAGCTCATGTTGATTTAGCAAAAGAATTTAAACAAAAGAATCCAACAATAGACAAACTTAAACAAATATGACAAGTGAAGAATTACAAACACTATGTTTGAAACACCGACTTTCTGTCGAAGACGTATTCAGGAATACAGGGCATAAACCTAATGATATTCGTGGATGGTTATCAGGCAAAAAGAAGATTCCTTGGTATGTTACCGAAGAATCTTTAACAAAAAAAAGCTAATACAGCGATCAACTACACCTGCGTAAGCAGATAGAATCCAGGAGAAAACAATGGACGACAAAAAAGAAGCTCAGATTAAAGCTGGGCAAGATGCAAAGTTATTGCTTGAGAATCCTCAAATGATAGCAGCATTTAATACTGTACTTAATGGTGGATATCAACAATGGATATCTACAGACATTAAAGATACAGAAGGTAGAGAAGCACTTTATCACAAACAAAGAGCCATCTTAGAAGTTAAAAATACTCTAGTACAAACTATCGAGAACGGACAGATACTAGAAGAAGAACGCAAAGGAGGTAAGTGATGGATGAAGATAACAAAATACCTATGAAGGAAAGTAACGTGGGAGGAATTCCTGTGACTGATGTTGAATCAGCACAGAAAGCACTTCTTGACTCCATGAGGGCTTCGAAAGAACAACCCAAAGAAGTTGAAGAAGAAACAGAAACTGAGGATATGGTTTCTGAACAGGCAATGGATGTTGCCGAATCAGTTGAAAACGAAGTAGTTGATACACAAAAATTAACTACAGAGGACTTAGTCGATGATAATCAACAAGAGCAAGTTGGAGAACCTAAGTTATTTACTGTCAAAATTGATGGTAAAGATACTCAGGTCAGCGAAGACGAGTTGTTGTCGGGTTATAGTAGACAAGCTGATTACACTAGAAAAAGTCAAGTATTGGCAGAGCAACGCAAAAAGATGGAAGAAGAACTCGCAGCGACTCAACAAGAAAGACAGCAGTACCAATCGCAACTTGAACAATTTAATACACAAGCCGATTCTAAATTAGAAGAGTTCAAATCGGTAGACTGGACTAAACTCAAGGAAGAAGATCCTATGGAATATGCTCTAAAAAGAGACCAATATAGGGAACTTCAGGAAAATAAAAGGTTAGTTGCTGAAGAACAGCAACAACTTGCACAAAAGCAACAAGCAGAAATGCAAAGTAAGTGGAATGAGGAACTTCAAAGACAGCAAGAAGTTATGGCTCAAAGACTACCTGAATGGAATGACCCAGAGAAAGGACCTAAACTTAAACAAGATATTAAGTCTTTTGCTCTTAACAAAGGGTTTACCGAGCAGGAAGTTGATAGTCTAATTGATGCTAGATCAGTAGATGTGCTTCATAAAGCTATGATGTATGAAAGTCTTTTAGCAGCTAAGATTGCTAATAAGAAACAAAAGGTTGTTCCTAAAGTGCAAAAACCTGGTACACCAAGTACCAAAACTGAAGTTAATAGCGAGAAAGTAAAGCAAACTCGAGCAAGACTAAAAAGGACAGGAAGAGTTGATGATGCAGCAGCAGTAATCAAATCTTTAATGTCATAGTCTTAATACTAACTTTTAACACAAAGGTGTAATAATGGCACAAGCAACAAATACATTTGAAACGTATGATGCTGTGGGTAACAGAGAAGATTTACAGAACGTAATCTATAACATCTCTCCAACAGATACACCATTCATGTCTTCAATCGGTTCAGGTAATGCTGAATCTACAAAGCACGAATGGCAAACTGACTCACTAGCTTCAGCAGCTTCAAATGCTCAAATAGAAGGAGATGATTCTCCAAGTGCTGCGTTATCTGCAACTTCTCGTGTTTTCAACTATACACAGATTTCTTACAAACCTGTTATGGTCTCTGGAACACAAGAAGCAGTAAATCACGCAGGTAGAGATTCTGAACTAGCTTATCAAATAGCTAAAGCTGGTAAAGAACTCAAAAGAGACATGGAACTAGACCTTACAGGTAAAAACGCAGCTACAGCAGGTTCTGGAAACGGAGCTTCTGCTCGTAAATCTGCAGGTTTCGAGTCTTGGACAACAACAAACAACAGCTATGGTTCAGGTGGTTCTAACTCTAGTGGTACTGTTACAGATGGTACACAAAGGGTTCTTACAGAAGCTATCTTAAAAGGTGAGTTAAAATCTTGCTTTG